AGTTTAAATTGTTACCCTCAAGGTCAGCATCTTTTAAGAATGATTCTAAACTAGGTTCATCTTGCATAGAACCAAAATCTCTACTTGGTCTAACTCTAAATAAGAATGATGAATAAATTTGAATAATATTTTTACAATGGTTATCACAAGGAGTGTTTGCAAGTCTTTGATTGAACTCGTTATCTAATTCTAAATTATATCTGTTTAAGTATTGGCCTATCATATAGTCATAGCCACCATTGTATGATCTAATGTAATACTCCCAATTATTAATTGTTTCGGAATAGTCTTTGTGGGTGTCGATTGCTTGATCTCTAGTGTATGCCATAAATTACTTCATTGTCCATCTTGTTGGAGAGTTAAATCTTGCCTGAGTAGTTAATGGTTTTAAATAATCAATCATATAACCTAGTGCGTCATTCATATGATCGAATCCATCTTCCTTATCAGGAATATTTGTATTCTCCTTGTATATTTGTCTTTGTAACCCTTTTATCAGCGTTTTGCAAGAATGTGAAACAAAAATATGTCTTTCGCCTTTAGAATCTTTGAGCCTACTGTTCACAGCATTGACTCTATCTCGTATTGCTGGGTGTTTGTGTTTTACTTTAACTTTAAATCCAGCGTTCTGTAAAATAGATAAATCAGTTCTTCCACCAGCAGAAGTCTTACGCTGTTTAGATGCTGGGTCAGGATATATAAATATTTGCATTTTAGTTCCATAACGATCTCTTAGTTCTTGCACCATTTCATCTGTATTACTTCCATAAATGATTACTTCATCTACAAAATAAACTTTATCTTTTTCTATTTGCCCAACACAGGCTGACATAGGGTCAACATTGAAGTCCATTCCTATATGCAAAGGCTTTTCCCAATCTATCTGTCGTTTAACAACATTATCTACAGGGTGGAAGTTATAATAAACACTACCAGCATAGTTCTCAAATGTACCCTCAAACTCTTGTCTAAAGGTTCTAATATCTATATCCTGTTTAGCTTGTTCTATTTCATCTGCTGATACCATTCCACCTTGTATTGTGGTGTATTGAAAACTATCCCATTCATTGTCTTGCTTACCTTTAAGATATAATTCATAACTCCAATTACCATAACCTTTAGGTGTTCCACAGAATAGTACATGGCCTAATCTATCAGATATACTTGCTCTTAATACCTCATACCAAGTACGCTTATCTATATCTGCAAACTCATCTAAGATTAAAAAGTCTAATCCTGTACCTCTAAGTGAATCATAATTATCTGCACCCTTTAATGATATTTGACTATTAGTTTTTCTAATAGTTATTGTCATTGTAGTTTCGTTAATATCCTCAATCCAATTAAACTGATTAAGCATTTCTTTAAGAGTTCCCCAGACAATCTCTTTAGCCATTTTAAATGTAGGTGCTACATACCAAATTCTTCTATTTGGTTGACACGCATACTTCATCATTTCAGTTACAGCTAAATAAGTCTTACCAAATCTACGACCTGATATTAAGACTCTGAACCTTGATTTGCTTGATGATACTTTAAGCTGGGGTTTTGTCAGAGTTATTTTCATTACAAAAGTAAGATATGTATAATTTTTCCTTGTTAAATCTTTCTGAATAATTTTCTGTGGTTATTATAGTAACTTCTGCTCCACCCTTAACACATTCTGTCCATGAGTTAAATTCTTTTTGAACTGTTATAGGGTTCTGGCAATATCCTGTAATTGCAGAGCAGAGAGAAAATATTAAAATAAATTTCATTGTTTAGACACTATCTTTTTAATAGATTTACTGCCATCAATATTTTCTTCAAGTTCTGCTTGTACTTTGCCACATTTGTATTCAATATTGTTATTAGCATTTCTTTCAGCTTCTCTTTTACCTTTTAGGCAATCAGACATTTTCTCTTGGATTCTATGTTCTTTTAACTCTCCAGCAACAAACATACACAATGCAACCACACTACTAATAATTGTTTCCATTTTGTCTTACCTTATCTTTTAAATGCTCAACATCATCTAATGCTTTATCTAATTGATCTCTTAAAAACTGTATATTAACTTTATTCGTCATGTTTTGTTCTTGAGTTAATTCTAATTTTTCTGTTGTCTTATATAAATCTTCTATCAACATATATTGTTCTTGATCAGTTGGAAGTTGTTCAGATTTTTTAAGTAGATCAGCTTGGAATAATTCTCTTGATGTTTCAAGGCTTGTTAGTCTTGCAGTAACTTCTGTATATGCAAAGACACCCATAGCAACAGCAACAACTATACCAACCATGTTTTTAATTGGCATAGCAACAGATGTATTGTCAGATATTTTCATAATGGTGCAACCAATAAAGTTAGTAAGATAAATGCAATAATGATACTACCTGTAAAATAATAATTCATGTTAATCCTCATTTAGCAACTTTACCTTTGTTAATACCTTTTTTAATTACATACTGTTGAGTGCCATTAGCACCATGATTTACTTCTTGTTTTAAGTTCTTAAATATATTCATTTCTTTTAACTTCTTCTCTGAGTGTTTTTTAAACGATTCTAAAACTTTAGTATCTCTCATCTTTTTTTCTTTTTAGTTAATGTCTTTGCAAGACCCTCACAGAATTTATCTATAGCTGATAAAAATTTTACAATGTATTTATCAATCATAATTTAAAACCTTTCTGCCATGCTCTGATACTCCAATATGCTGGAGATAGAGTCTTTTGGCCTCTTACCTTTTTAAGAACTCCACCCATACGAGCCATGAATGATCTCTTTCTTGCTGGAATATGTTTCTTAATTGACATTTCCTTAGAGCCAAAATTAACCTTTTTAACTCTGCCAGATGATCTATCTTTTACAAATACTTTAAACTTCTTAACATCTCCACGCATAGGTTTGTTAAGTTTAACAGTTTTGTTTTTATATTTAGCCATAATAAACTAAATATCATACAACAATCTAAATTTGAAGTTTTATCTCTTGAAGTGTCTTTTTCTCCACTCGTGGCAAACATAAGTATCTTTAACTCCCTTAGAACCCCACTTACCACAGAATGACCACTTGTTACTGTAGAGTCCACAATCTCCACAGCTATTTCCTTTTAATGCTTTAGTAAATGATTGAGGTAAAGAATAATCTATTACCTCGCCATTCGGATAAAAGTTAGGCCTTTTAGTTTCCATGCTCTACTAATTTCCTTAAATCTTTAGCGATCTGTAAAGCCTTATTTAATTTTCTTAAAGCTACATCTCTTTGAATCTTTGCTTGATCACATTCTGATCTTGCTTGATCTCTCTGTTGTCTTAGTTTTAAAAATGTATTCTCTCCAATTTCATTTACCTTGTCCACGATTTTTTCCTTTCCCTCGTTGTCTTCGTTTGTTTTTATTCATTGTACTTGTTATTGGCTTTCTACCAATAGAAGTTCCTTTGGTTGTTTTAGTGTATTCAATAGTTGCACCAAATAAATTACCTTTTTTTTTAGCCATCTATCTCATCTGCTTTTGCGTCTATTATTAAAGGTAAAGGCTCAACAATGGATTCAGTTTGAGTTCTATCTTTCATACCTAGATAGTTTTTACTTAACCATATCTGCATATGGGTATTATCTTTCTTAACTGCCTTATCCCACATCTTCTTTCTTAAACTAGCTTTACCCTTTTCTTTAAACTGCTCTACAATATGTGCATAATTTCTTTTAAGTGTTTTAGCTGATATATTAAGCACACTAGCTATTTCATAGTCAGGACAGCCAATAGAGGCTAGATTCTTTAAGATTTCTATATCGACCACTATTTTGGGTCTTCCAGCACCTTGTCTTTTTTCTGTCTTATTTGCCTTAATTTTGTCCATTTTCTAACTTTGCTTTTGATCCTGTAAAGTTCTCCCACCTTTTAATCATTACATCACAATATTTAGGGTCTAACTCCATAATTCTTGCTTTTCTGTTTAGTTTTTCGCAACCAATTAGAGTACTCCCTGATCCTCCAAAACAATCTATAACTATATCTTCGTTTTTACTAGAGTTTTCTAATGCTTTACAAATTAACTCAACAGGTTTTTGTGTTGGGTGTACATATTTAGAAGTTGCACCTCTACTCATTTGCCATATATCAGATTGAGATTTATCTCCATACCATTGTTCTCCACAATAAAATATAAATTCATGTTGTGGTCTATAATGACTTTGACCTAAACCAATAGACTTTTTATCCCAGACTACACAGTTTTTTATTTTATAACCAGCATCAGTTATAGCTTTGTAAAATTCGCTGTAAGTTCTCCAAGTAAAACATATATAAGCTGAACACCCTTGTTTAGATTTCATTAACGCAGTACTTAAACTATCTTTTACTAAAGTTATTAAAGCATCATCTCTTAAATCATCATTTTTAATCATACCATGTGCTTTTACTAACGCACCTTTTTGAGTACTACCCTCTGCTCTACCACCACCATAAGACATTCCATAAGGTGGATCGGTAAATATCATATCAGCTTGTTCAGTACATAGTTTATCAAAATTATCTATTAGAGTACTATCCCCACACATAAGCCTATGATTACCAAGTTTCCAAATATCTCCTAGTTTAGTTATAGGTTCTTCGGGTGCTTCAGGTACTTCATCTTCATCAGTTAAACCTTGTTTCTCCTCGAATAACATATCGTTAAGTTGATCTTCGTTAAAACCCAATAAATCTAATTTAAAATCTTTAGCTTCTAAATCTTTTATTTCCATTTTAAGTAATTCACTATCCCACTCGGATTCTTCGGCAGTTCTATTATCAGCTATTCTATATGCGTTTATCTGTTCAGGTGTAAGATTGTCAGCAATAGTTATTGGTACTTCTTTAAAA